TGGTCTAAAACACCACCAGTTGCAACCGGCGCTGGTAAGTATTGGGTTTCAGTTTATAATGTAACAGAGACTACCGCATTAGGTGATACGGGTACACCAACCTTTACTTCACCAAGTAACTCTTTACAATTTACTGATGTGGCTACATTTTCTGCTTTAAGTGGAAGTGGAACTTCGGTAATAAATGGTGGTAATATTACAACAGGTAATATACAATCAGCAAACTATACAACAGGTACTGCACCATATTCAAGTGCAGGAACTAAAATAGATTTATCAAATGGGACAATAACATCAAAAGGATTTGCATTAACAACTACTTCTGCATATTTTAGTGGTAGTATGGCTGGTGGAACAATTGATATTGGTGGTAATGATAATACATCATTTCATATTGATGCATCCGCTAATACATGGTGGGGTGCTACTACATTTGATGATGCGAATTTACAAATACAGCCAAATGGTAATATTTTCGCAGGATATGGATTAGCTATACCAGGTATTACACTCGACAATGTAGGTAATGCAAACCAATCAGGTGGAGCAATTTACTTTGTTTCTGGTAGTTCATCAACTAATAGTCTTAATATATCTAAAATAGAATCATATAAAGTTATAAATACAGGTCCTGTGGTTACATACTCACAAAGAAATCACAATCTTGGTTCTTATGTATGGTGGGCACAAGGTGGTACAACTAATACAATGTATTTTGGTAGAGCTGGTGGTGGCGATTTAGAAGTGACAGGAAATATAGTTGCATACTATTCAGATGAAAGATTAAAAACTATAAAAGGAAATATAACAAATCCGTTAGATAAAATAAATACATTAAATGGTTTTACATATACCAATAATGAGTTAGCAGGAACATTTGGTTATACTGATACTACTCAACAAGTGGGTGTATCTGCACAACAAATACAAAAGGTATTGCCGGAAGCAGTATTTAAAGCACCTTTTGATATTGATGCAGATACAGGAAATTCAAAATCAGGTGAAAACTATTTAACAGTTGATTATAGTAAAATTGTTCCATTATTAATTGAAGGTATAAAAGAATTATCTACGAAAGTTGATACATTAGAAAAAGAAATATATTTATTAAAAAGAAAGAATAAATAATGGCATTAACAATAGCAAGAGGAAATCCTATATCATTTTATGATTTAAATATAGCAGCTGGTCTTTCGGGAACTACCGCTAATACTTCATTGGCTGCTAGGGGAACTACTTTTAGTATATCATATACCACAGATGGTAGTAATAGCTTACAGATATGTGAATTTTATACAGATGGCTGTCCTAATACTTATACATATCCATTTGGAACATCAGCATATCAATCAGATACAATTGGTGAGCAAGTAACAGTTACATGGACACATGCTGGAGCATTACCTTTTACATTATCAAGCTATACAATATGGCTTAAAACCAATGTAAGTGATTGGTTGGTTAGACAAAGTGGATTATCAAGTACTCTCGACCAATGGACTGATACTTCAACTCAACCTGGTTTTGACCATTATTATAGGGTGCAAGCAATCGGTACTGGTGGCCAAAAATCACCATCAGATGCAGATATGATTTTAGCTGGTTTATATCCCCCTTATGGTTTTGTAACAACAGAAGATTTAACGCCAACAACATTCTAATGAATATACAATATTATTTTAAATTAGGATTAGTAGAATCTAATACCAAACCGAGTTCACCAACATTAACAAATTTAATGAATTGGTATACAGACTTTAAAACTCATAGTTCATCAAAGGATTATGTACCTTATTTGGTTGGTAGTTTTGCTGAAAAGGAATTTGGTTCTTATGATGGTAGACCGTATGATGTTGATGTTGTTTTAATTGGTAATATTAAAGATGAAGCTTCATTGAAGTCATTATTAGAATTCTCAATAGAACGCGGATTTGCCAATGACATAATGATTGATATATGGCATAATGATAAACTTATGGATTTAACCAAAGATGTATCTATAACTCAAACTCGTTCATATGGAACTTATATAGGCTCTATAACGATTAATGGCAATAATGTGACAGATACTATTCAATTATGGAATGGAGATGGTACAGAGCTTCCTAGTGGCTTATGGCAGTATGTATATAGTAATGGACAAGGTAGAAGTTGGAATAAGGCTAATGGTAGATTATTGGATGGTAAGTATAAAGCTATACAAAAGAAAATAGCAGATATAATAACAACAAAATAGGATTTTTCCGTTAATTGATCAAATAGCATAATATGAAAACATTAATAACAACAATAATAGATTTAGTTTCAGCCGGTGAATTCTATGGGATTTCAGAAACAATAGATATAGCAAAAGGTAAATATCAATTACCTTCCAATGGTAAAGAAATAATAAAGAGTATAAAAAGAAATAAAAAATACTAATCATGAGCGTAAAAAAAACAGTAATAGTAGATGTTCAGACACAGGGAGTAGAAGCTCTTGATGCTAATATTAAGAAAGTAGAAACATCACTTAAAGGAGTTCAAAAGGAAGCTGATAAAGCATCTAATTCAGTTGAGGATGTATCAAAGAATGGTGGTGCTATTGCTATATTAGATAGCTTAACTGGTGGTATGGCTACCAAGTTTAGGGATGCTTATGAAGCAACCAAACTATTTAATTTCTCTCTAAAAGCAATGAAAACAGCTCTTATAGCTACCGGTATTGGGGCATTGGTTGTTGCATTAGGATTTGTAGTAGCATATTGGGATGATATTGTTGAATTTATAGGTGGCGCAAATAAGAAATTAGAAGAACAACTTGTATTAAAAAATAAATTAATAGAAACTAATAATGATCAATTAACTCTTTTACAAAAAGAAGAAGAATTATTAAAAGCACAGGGGGTAGATACTACCGAGAATTTAAAAAAACAAAGAGATAAAACTCTTGAATTAGTTACACAAAATTTATTATTACAACAACAATTAGAAACACAATTAAAAGCACAACAAGTAGATGCCATTAGATTAAGCTTTGGTCAAAAGGCTTTAAATGTTGCAAGGATGATAATTGGACTTCCTCCTAATCAATTGGTTGGTGAAATTGATGCAGAAGAGCAAGGCAAAATAGATAGCATAATTGAATCAATACAAAAAGCAAAAGAGAATGTATTAACCTTATCAACAGCTATTGTAAATCTTGATAAAGCACCAGAAATAAAAGCTGAAAAACAAAAAGATAGAAAGAAAGTTACAAAAATAGATACAAATATTATAAAATCAGCTGATGATGATCCAGAGGTTTTATTTAACAAGGTTAAATTAGATTTAATCGATTTACAAACAAGACAAGCGTATGAGAGATTAGGATTTTATAAAGCAGAGGTTGCTGCTGATGATTTACTTAAACAGCAAGCAATAGCAGAAGAAGAAGAAAAGTTAAGACAACAAAAAATTCAAGGTGCAGTTAATGTATTGAATGCTTTAACTGATTTGGCTGGTAGTGAAACAGAATTAGGTAAAGCATTATTAATAGCTAAACAAGCTATTGCTGCAAGAGAATTGATATTAAGTATCAAATCAACTATAATGGCTGCGAAGGAATCCACAACTAAATCTGTTTTAAAAGCATCAGAAGCTGGTGTTGATATTGCCGCTGGGGCTGGTAAAACAGCAGCAGCCGCGCCATTCCCTGCAAATATACCTTTAATATTAGGATATGCTGCTAGTGCAATTGGTATAATAGCATCTGTTAAAGCAGCATTGAGTAAACAAAAATCACTTGCATCACAATTCGGTGGTGGGGCTGGTGGTGGATTTGATTCACCAAATCTTAAATCAGCAGCACCAAGTTTTAATGTAGTTGGGACAAGTGGAACTAATCAACTTGCACAATCAATAAATGAAAAGAACCAAGTACCTATTAAAGCTTATGTTGTGTCAACTGAAATAAGTTCACAACAAGAACTTGATAGAAATATACAAAGTGAAGCACAATTCGGTTAAAATAAAACAAAATTAAATAAATAGGTTAATTAATTATATAACGATTATGAAAAACACAATAGAAATTATAGAATTATTTTTAGATGAAATGAATCCATTCAGCGGAGTTGATGCGTATAGTTTTGTAAACTCACCAGCAATTGAAAGTGATTTCGTACATTTCCATAAAGAATTTTACACAAACTTCTCAACCATTGATGAAGAAAAACGATTGGTTGTAGGCCCAGCATTAATTCCAAACAAAATGATATTAAGGGAAAATAAAGGTGAATACTTTTATGTTTACTTTTCAGAAGATACTATTAGAAAAACTTCACAAAAGTTTTTAATGAATGGTAATCAAAAGAATGCAACGGTTGAACACCAATTAAGATTGGAAAATATATCCGTAGTAGAATCTTGGATGATTGAAGATACCAAAAATGATAAATCTAATATGTATGGATTTGATTTACCAGTTGGAACTTGGATGCTTACTTCAAGAGTAGATGATGATTCAACTTGGGAACGAATTAAATCAGGTGAACTTAAAGGATACTCAATTGAGGGCATATATACAGACCAAATACTTGCTAATTCTATTACAAAAGAAGTAGAAGAATTTAAAGCAGAAATGGAACTATATGGTACAGAAGAAGAAAAAGTTCTTTATAAAAAAATATTAAATTTGATTGAAAATATAACAGAAGAATAAACTTCGGTTAATTAATTATATAACACATACAAAATATGAAACTAAATTTAAAAGACACATTGAATCAAATTAAAATCTTACTTACAAGTGAAGTAAAAGTTAATTTAGAAGCATTGCCTCTTATGGATGACGTTACTATTATTGAAGCAGAAACATTTGAAGTTGGAAGTGCAGTATTTATTGTAACTGAAACTGAAAATGTTCCACTTCCAGTTGGTAGCTATGAATTAAAAGATGGTAGAATTTTAGTTGTTGAAGTTGAGGGAATTATAGCAAGTATTGGTGAAGCACCAGTAGTTGAAGAAGTTCAAGAAGTAGAAGCAGCAGAAGAAGAAACCCAAGTGGTTGATGAACCTAATTCAGATGTAGTATCAAGAAAAGAATTTGATGCTAAAATTGCTGAATTACAACTTTTAATTGATGAGCTAAAAGCATCATTAAATTTATCACAAATAGACGTAACTAATAAAGATGTTGAATTAGCTAAATTGAAGGTTGAACTTTCTGCAAAACCAGCAACAACTAAATTAAAAGATACGGAAATAAAATTAACAAGTACAAACAACAAACCGGCAACAAAATTTGCCACAATCCTTAATCACATAAATAAATAATTATGGCAACAACACAAAACATTACCAGTACTTATGCTGGCCAAGATGCTGGAGTATATATATCAGCAGCTATTAAAACCGCAGACACTATTGCAAAAGGTGTGATTGAGGTTTTACCAAACATCAAATTTAAATCAGTAATCCACAGATTAGCATTAGTTGATGGTACAGTAGATTTCGCGTGTGACTTTACCCCAGGTGGTTCAGTTACATTGGATGAAGCTATTTTAATTCCTAAAAAACTTATGTTACCATTGGAATTATGTAAAGAAAACTTCGTTGATACTTGGGAAGCTGAATCTATGGGATTTGGTGCAAACAACGATAACTTACCTGCAACATTCCAAGAATACTTTATCGCAAAAGTATTGGAAAAACAAGCAGCAAAAATTGATTCTGACATTTGGAACGGAACAACTGGTTCAGGTCAATTTGAAGGTTTCTTAACTAAATGGGCAACTGATGGTGCAGTATTGAAATCATTTTCAGTAAGTGGTTCAGTTACAGCAGCTAACGTTATCGCAACTTTACAAGCAGTTTACGATGCTATTCCTGATGCAGTATTAGGAAAAGATGATTTGCAAATGGTAGTTTCTAACGGTG